TTACACGCAACTTTCCTCGCTTCGCCATAGGTCACTAATCTAACTTTTTGTATTTGTTACTAACCCCACCCTCGTAAGCGATGAAGCCGTTGTCTAATACTTCTTGAACCCTAACTATCTCCGTAGTGTCAAGTTCTACATAGTCGCCAACCTTTATATCTCTTGGTATAAAGCATTCGCAAGTTTGGGTGTATTGAGCAACCTTTCCTTTATTAGGACACACTCCCTTGCCCATAACATCATAAGAAAAGTTCTTACATTCGTAGCAATAGTTCTTCATACCTTTATTTCCTCCATATATTCGTGCTTGTCACACTTTGGCTGGTAAGGATGTATCTTCCTTTCCTTAAAACACCTCTCGCCAAACTTGCAAGCAATGCACGTTGTCCTTTACCTTGTCAATCATAAAATCCGTAATCATAGGTGAGGCATTGTTCTTACGCAACACCTCACCTACTTTCTGTATTACTTCTTCTTCCGCCATACAAATACAAATATTTCACTTGTTAAGATACACTTGTTCTAATTGTTTGATAACATCACCACCAAAGGCATTTTTTGTAAGGTTAATAAACTCACGCATAGTCATTTCGCCCTTGTCTGGGTCAAGATTGTGCGCTCTTGCAAATTCATCACGACCAAACTTACAACTGCCCGTCAAAGTATGATGTAAGCCATAAAGTTCCTTATGTGAAACCTTTGTGTCGAGCGTAGGGTACTTGCTAATGGTGTCGGCAATACGCTCTTCAATAGGTATGTTCTCGTCATACTTCTCTTGTGCTGACTGCACAGCCTCTTTCAGCGTTTCACCATGCGCAAAATAATGGCATAGTTGCGCTTAACAGACTCTATTATAGTAGGAACACCATCCACCCTATACACAGTCTTACCATTAAGTTCTTTAACGCCGTTGCCGTTGCCGTAGCCGTTGCCGTAGCCGTCGCCGTCGCCGTAGCCGCAGCCGCAGCCGTTGCCGTTGCCGTAGCCGTTGCCGTAGCCGTTGCCGTAGCCGTCGCCGTCGCCGTAGCCGTCGCCGTTGCCGTAGCCGTAGCCGTCGCCGTCGCCGTCGCCGTTGCCGTAGCCGTTGCCGTAGCCTTCGCCGCAGCCCACGTCAAGAAAAACCTCAATCTTCTTCTTTAATAACTCCATACGCCCTGACCCTCCAAATTCTTGATTGCGACATCGGTGCAAGGTATAATTTGGCATACCCTGTTAAGTACCATACTCTGAACAAATGGTGACACTTGACCACCTTTAATACCATCATTGGCTATTTGTGATAAACAAGATGCACCTTTCCATCGCCATATGTTTCTTACATTTGTAATACTGATGGTTTCACCATTAACCTCATTAAGTGTTCCAAAGTACACACCTGCGTCATAACTACGCACAAGAACTTTTTTACCAATCAAATTTTCAATCGCTTTCATGTTTTTTTTTATTTTTATAAGTTAAACAATAATTACTAATCGTTTCGTGGAATACTAAGTATCATAAGCAGGAATATCACAGCCACCCAAGAAAGAAAACTTAAACACAATCCTGCCACTATGCCAAACACATAATCGTAGTAACGTGGATAGTTGTTGTATCTGCCACATGACACTACAAGATAAAAAGTCAATAGAAAGGCGCATATAGCACCGACAATCCAAAGTTCTGCCATTGTTTTATTTTCTTTTGTTATTTAGTTTTCGTGAATAACTTTTTTTTGCGGAGGGTGAGGGATTTGAACCCCCGATACCGATTAAGGTATGCCTCGTTAGCAGTGAGGTGATTTCAGCCAATCATCCAACCCTCCTTGATAAAAAGCCTACTGCCTTTCGCAAGTTTTCGGCTTAGAGAATTAACCTTAAATACTTAAACAAAATGAAAAAGCATATTACCTTATCATTTGCAAAGTTACGAAATTATTTGTATATTGCCAAATCTTTAACATTCTTTATGTCTGCAAGAAATACTCGCATACACGTTTGTTGTTTGGTAATGTGACCATCTTTTTGCCGATATTGTAGCCTCGTTCTCGCAAATCCCAAATGCGACTTGCTAAACGGAAGCACCCGAAAAGGTTTAATGCTTCAAGGCTTGTAATCGAATAGCCTTTTTTCATGTACTCCGCAATCTTGTTGCACTGACTTTCACTTTCTTTCTTGTTCAAATTTACGTTTGCCATAGTCGATACTTTGTTTTAATAGTCAATCCACCTTATAAAGATAACTCTTTGCCCCAGCCGTTGTCACAAATGTAACATCTGGATATGCTGCACCACCGCTGAATGTTGTGTGCTTGTCAAAGGTCTGTATATATGAGGCATTAGGCTTTATCTCCCCTTCCTCTACTTTCCACACAACACTCTCGTATGCCTTTCCCTTGCGAATAGTAAACGCAGATGCTAAAAGTTCTTTTGCTTTCATAGGTCATTTCAAATTTATATTGATTTGTACTTCAAACGCACGATGTGCCACCATGTTAATCTCACTAATCCAATATAAAGCATCGGACAGTTTTTCAAACATACGAGGTGCTTTTTCTTGTCCGTCTTTTGTGTAGTCCACACGGATATTGTAGCCACTTGTCGTTTTCTCTATTTTGGAAATGTTATAAACCAGTCCTCTCATCTTCTTGTTTGCCATAGCCTTATTCCTGCGTAATCTTTTTAAGTATTTTATTTAGTTTTTTTACCTCGCCATCAACAGCATTAGCAACTTGCGGATTATAACCACACATAACTGATGCTCTTTGGTAGTTGGATATTTGATTGATGATACACTCTCTAATAATATCTAATTCTAATTCGTTTAATGTTATTGTGTTCATAGTTTCTTATTTTTAGCGGTTTTCGTGCGTTCTAAGCGCATTTCTAATCAAAGGTGGATAGTTATTCCACAACGAAAAGAAAAGCCGTTAAAAAGCACTTTTTAATGTTTGTGAATAGTAATATGCTCAAATTCATTCCCCTAAGTCCGTCTCTTCGTAAGCCTCGATATATTCTCGGCATGTTTCGTAAAGTCTTTGTGCATATAGTTTCTCATTTGCGCTTATCTCTTCCTCATCTGTACCATAACTTTCTAATGCACCTACGCAATCGCACAAGTCTAAGTATGTGTTGTGAAATCTGCAATAACTCATATTCATAATTCTTTCCTCCTATATTATAATTTGTAAAATGTTACATTTGCTATCTCTACCCCAAGCACTTCTGCTTGAAACAAGAACGTAGCCATAGCCATAGCCACGTTGTCAGCAGGAAAAACCATGCTCCTTCCGTTAATTGTCGCCGTTGCCTTAATCATAGTCTTATCTGTTTTTGGTTTTTTGTTTTCTTCATTTCGCGCACCCATTTACGGGTTTCTTTGAGAATTAAATCCCAATCAACTACTGTGTGATTGATAATCCAAGACTCTTTGCCGTCATCATTTCTGTTGTCTTGAAATATCATACGAATATCCCACTCTTTTCGGTCAAAGCAATATAACTCAATCGGTGTTACATCGTTCCTCTTTTGTGCATAACAATGCATCTTCCAATCACAATCAATCGCTGCGTCAAAGTTAAGTCCACAACACTTGTACTTAATATTTACAATTCTTTTTGCCATGTTTTTATTTGTTTTTGTTTTCGTAATCACTCGCAATCCTTGCACTTCTTCGTAGGCTATTTATCATGTTTGCCAAACGTACCTGTAACTTGTAACTCTCAATATCGCCACTAAAATCCCAAGTACGGAAAAGTGCGCCCTCGCTATCCATTTCTTTGTAGTCGTGCATCATATTCAAGATACGCACACGATTTTCCTTGTGGGTGTTGATTTTATCCCATTCAGTCCATTCCGTTGGCTCACCCTTGCAGATGTCGCCAAACACACACTGCAAAATCTTCACGAAAGCACGTATCTCCCTTGAAGCAAGGTGTCGTGCGTTCTTTGTCATTCCTCTTTGTCTTGCCATTTCTATAAGTTCCTCCTTTGTATGTTTGTTTCTTGTTTCTATATATTTAGTACTACTTGCACCAAGTTTGCAACCTTGCGCTTTCTTTACTGCGAGTGCATCCTTTGTTCGTTTACTACACATTTCCCTTTCGTATTGCGCTACCGCAGCAAACACGCCAAGTACCATAGAATTGACTACTGGCATATCTGTAAAGTGAATATCTATGCCAGTGTTGATAACCTTGAAAGTAAATTCCACGTCTCTTGCAAGTCGGTCGAGTTTCGCAATAACCAAACTGCAATCATTCTTCTTGCAATAGTCAATCGCTTGCCACAGACCCTTTCTGTCACGATGCGTACCACTTTCAACATCCATAAATTCATGGACTTGCTTTCCTTTATTCTGTTTGATAAAGTTTTCGCACATTGTTCTTTGTGCAGAAATTCCCAAGCCTTGCGCACCTTGACGTTGCGTAGAAACACGAAGATAAGTTACATATTGTTTCATAATGTTTAAGATAATACAAATTTGTTATCAATCCACCTTTCACAGTTCTCATATCGGTTACTTTCGTACACCACATCAAAGTCATCAATATGATACCCTTCTTCGCCATTGTGGTCAGCGTAGTAACCATCCTCGTCAAAGTCGGCGAGGTTGAAGATGTTGTATAGGTCGGTATCTTCCTCCACAACAAACCATTGTTTTCTATCTTGTGACATATCTTACTCTTGTAAATTCTGTTAATACCACTTATTGTTAATTACTTCTTTTCGGTACGTTCCACTTCGGTAGTTCCGTTATCATACGTGTACACAACCTCAATATACGTTCCCTTGTCATGTGCATAAGCACCGATAATATTCGCCATAATTCGTTCCTCCTTATCTTTTTGGGGTTTCAAGGTAAATTTTCATCACAAATAGCCACCCTGTGACCTGCACGCACAAGTTTTGGTAGATAAGTGTCAAGTGCATGGCGGGGAAAACCTGTCATGCGATAACTCTTGACTGTGCCGCCGCTTGCCAAGACTATGCCGAGTGTGTTAGCACACACCTCTGCATCATCGCAATAGGTTTCGTAGAAGTCACCTGTGCGAAAGAGTATAACTGCGTCAGGATACTTCTTTTTGAGTTCTCTGTACTGCTTTGGTGCGTTGTTCATCTCGTTGTGTTCACTTGCAAGGTAGTTTGCAGGTGTGACAATCTCTTTTACTTCGTAGTTCATAATTCTTTACTTTTAATTGGTTAATAATAATATTGTTGTCTTGTTCACTTTGTGGCGGTGACGAGTTCCATGCTCGTTACACTGGTCTAATACTGACACCGCCTAACCAACCAATATAAAACAAACAAAAATCAAAAATCCGTTACCTTGAAGCGTACATCGCACTTCGTTGAAAGTTCCGTAACAAGCATATCTGCATCTTGTTCGGTAGCGACATAGCAAAGGTTCTGCCATTTGTCGCCCACGTTAAACTTTATTCTCATTACATTCGTCCTCCCATTTTGAAGATATCACCACTTAAAACTAAACCAATCAAACCAATTATCAAGATAATACTCATGTAGTCACCTCCTTTCCTTAGTCCACGTAGTCAAAGTAATACTG